AAAGAAAAAGAAAAAAAAGTAATAAAAGAAAAGGATAAAGAAACAGAAAAAGAAAAAGAAAAAGAAAGTACCAAAGAAAAAGAAAAAGAAAAAGAAAAAGAAATTACAAAAGAAAATTATCAAAAAAAAGAAAAAGAAACGCCACCACTCAAAAATCAAAAAATTCATGATTCTAAACAAAGTACTTTGTTAAACAAGGGTACTATGGCTATACATAGTACCGGACAGGAATCTCTCCACACTACCCATGACCCTAACTCCCCTAACTCTTTTCCCCTAAATCCCCTTTCCCCTTCAAGAGCGAAGCTCCCTGTGGATACCACAAATGACGTTCCGCCCGCCAAAATTGCTGTTCCGCCTGATAATCAACAAGATAAGGAAACAGAGGGCGAAAGCGATATTGATAATCAGGAGGTTACGTTTGATTTAGATAATAATTCCATAGGGAAATATGGTTTTAAGGCTTATTCAGGTACTAAAGGCAGCGTGGAGTATCGAAGTGGGGTAAGTATATCAAAAGGGAAAAATGTGGCTCAAATGGCGGCTAAGAAATCGAATGGGGGCGTTTTTGGGGCGGTTCAGTTCCGACAATGTTTGGTGGATAATGGTGTGGATGGTCAGGTGGCTGATGACTACATGGCGGTAAGGAGGGCTAAGAAGGGGGTATTTACCAAAACAGCCTTTACGCTATTGCTTAACGAAGTCCAACGCCACAACATCTCCCTTAACGATGCCGCCCTCACCTGCATTGACCGGAACTGGATTGCCTACAATCATGAATGGGTGCTTAAACTTGAATTTCAATACGTTAATGGCGTTAAGTTAGAGAAAAAGTTTAACCCATCACCCCCTCCCATTTCTTCCAAACCTAAAATGATAAAAAATCCAAATGGAACTTTTACAATAAGAAAGCAGTAAATAATTATAACTCACCATATTAAACCATATCAGTTAAAGTAATACATAAACTATGAGTAACCATTTTATTAATTCCGCAGAACTCCCTTGTGACACAGAGATTGAGAAGGCTGTGTTGGGGCAGATGCTTATATCTGACTCTTTGCACGTAACCATCATCCCTTCATTAAAGAAGTCGTATTTTAGTGATAACGCCAACAGGAGTATCTTTTTGGCTATAAGGGAATTATATGACACCAACACCCCTATTGACATTTTGTCTGTTGTCAATAAGTTAAAGAAGTCAGGCACGCTTGCTGATGTGGGTGGGGCGTATTACGTTTCTTCACTTACTAATCGTGTGGCTACTTCTGCCAATATTGAAACGCACGTTATGTTTCTTAAAGAACTGTATATAAAAAGGGCTATGTATAGGTTTGGACTTGAACTTTCGGCAAAAGCGCAGGATATAACAAATGACTCTTTTGAGGTCTTTGGTGAGGTAGGCAAGTTTTTAAGTAATATCAACGAACATATTATCGGTGTCTTTTCTAAACATAAAATGGAAGATACCATAAACGATGTCGTACATTCCATACTTAATCAGAAAAAAGGCTTTCGTGGAATAAATACAGGTAATGATGTCCTGAATAAAGAAACAGGCGGCTTTATCCCCTCAAACCTTATCATCCTTGCCGCCAGACCTTCTATGGGTAAGACAGCAAGGGCTTTGCAGTTTATGGTGGAAGCAGCCCTTTCAGGAGTTGACGTCTTGATGTTTAGTATCGAAACAAGTAAAGAGAATATCATAAAAAGACTGCTGATTCAACTGTCAGGTATCAGCAGTAATGTTATCGCTGAAAATAATATGTTCGAGGAAGAAAAAGACAAACTGCATCAGGCGGCAGAAAAACTAAAGTCTTTAAGTATATATATTGACGACAATGCCGCCCCTACAATAGACTATATTAGAATGGTGACTCTTGAACATAAAAGAAAATCTCCCGGAAAAGAAATGATGATAGTTATAGATTATCTGCAAATAGTCCATGTGGTAGCAAATAAGAACAGCAGCATAGAACAGAATATTGCAAGTATATCTATCGGACTAAAACGTATCGCCAAAGAAACCAACTCCCCCGTTATTGCATTGGCGCAGCTTTCAAGAGAGGTGGAGAAAAGAAGCGACAAAAGACCCCTGCTGTCAGACCTTAGACATTCAGGACAGATAGAACAAGATGCCGATGTGGTACTGTCACTTTACCGCCCTTCTTACTACTATGAGCATGAAAATGACCCCGATTATAAAGACTTCGCCTATGGGGAATATGTCAATATCAGCGAAATGGCTATACTTAAAAATAAAGATGGCGGCACTGGCGTTATGATTCTGGAGAATTTCTTGAAAAATAAAATGATATTCACCGTCAATCAAAGACCCGAAACGCCTGATGTGAATAATCAGTTGTGACTATTGTTTGAAAAGAAAAATATGTACTTTTGCGCTGTTGCTCTCTTGCCAGAGGCACGAACTTACCAAATGGCATACAACTGATACGCCTGCGTTGACATTGTATGCTATATAGCTTAGTGGTGTATTGGCGCACATGAGGGGAGAAAAAAACAATCCCACCAAAGAGAAGGTTCAACCCCTTCCTAAGTTACGATGTTTGAAAGTAAACTTAATGTTAAACTAAAAGAAGATACCCATCAGTATTTTGATGTTGCAGGTGTAGAGTATCTTTCAGTATCAAAATTTCTGCATAGTTTCACAACAGAAAAAGACTGGAATAAACTCTTGTCGTTATCTGCAAAGAAAAAAGGGGTATCCCTTGAAATGCTGAAAAAAGAATGGGAAAACAAAAAAAACAACTCCGCAGCAGAAGGGACAAGGCTTCATAATATACTGCAACGATACTCAGAGTATGGCGTGGTGGACGAAAAAGACCGATTCTTTAAGTCCGCAGTTTATGAAATCCACAAACTTTTTACCGATTATAAAAAGTCCTTTAATGAACAACCTGTGTTCTCCGAAAAACACCTCCTCGCAGGAACAATTGACAAGGCGTGTTTTTTTTCTGAAAAGAACAAAAAGTGTATAGATATATACGACTATAAAACCAATAAAGAGAAAGGAATACAATACGAGAATAGCTATGGCGATTACTTTAAACCTCCCATAGACCATTTGCAGGAATGTAACTATCTTATGTACGTGTTGCAGCTTTCTCTGTATGCAAGAATGATAGAGATAACATGGGGTTATAAGATTGGAAAACTATCCCTTATCTTTATCCCTCTCTCAAAGCCTGAACAGTGGTTTCTTATTCCTGTGCCTTATATGAAAGCAGAGGTTGATGCTATGTTAGCTATAAGAGAGGCTTATGTGAAAGAATTGTCGGTGTGAACTACCACCAACGGCAGAGCCTATGGGTTGGGTAGTTCACAAAAAAACTATCTTTGTCAAAGAATAATGTAACGTAATATGCTTTTTGCTTTTAGTCAAAAGAAAGGGGTTTTCATTTATCCACAGGCGTTGAAACTCACCAACAAACTGAAAAAAATGTCTGCCGAGCAGCAGATGTTTATCATGGCGGCATACGACTATAACAGCCCCTTCCACCAACACCCCGAAGATGAACGGATAAGAATGGCTGCCGCAACCTATCTTAAAGGAACAAAAAATCCACTTGCCATAAAAGGTATGGAAGCCTCCATAGAAGAGTATTGCGCCTTGCAGTATGATGCTAAAAGAGAAACTATAAGGAACTATAACAACAAGATAGCATCCCTTAACAAGATACTTATAAAAAGCAATGCTCCAAAGGATATTGTGGAACTCGACAAGGCAATAGAAATGCTCCTTAAACGACAGCGTGACCTGCAATCAGAGATAGATAAGTCTTTGGATGTTGTTGAAATCAAAGGACAAGGGAGTCTTAGCACCGTAGAGATGTTTCAGCGAAGGATGGAAGAGTATCATAAACGTAAAACCGAAGAGTTGAATAGAGTGCAGCCAATAGATATGTAATGGAAACATCGTCAGAATACATTCCTATTATTAAGAAAAAAGGCTTTCTCCCTAACCCCATAGCGAGGTTTGGCGTACCTAAAGAGTTCGATGGACGTATTGACAGCAATGTAATGAAGTCCGAAGCCCATAGGATGTATTGGGATGAGCAGTTTAACTATTGTATTAATGGATATGAAACAGGGGGTTTGCGCATTCCGGGAATGTATTATTACTATCTCAACTTCTGTTATATATCTACTATCCTTCGTGGAAATCACCACCCTGAGTTTGTGGATATAGACTATGAGTTTTTCTGTCTTGTAGAAGAGGCGTTGAAGGAAAAGCATGGTATCATCTTGTTGAAAAAAAGAAGGGCAGGGGTTTCTGAAAAACTAAAGGGTATTATAGGTCATGGGCTGCGCTTTAGCCGCTATGGGTATAAGGCAGGGATAGTTTCAGGCAGGGAGACCTATTCAGAACTGTTGTTTTCAAAAGTAAAGCAGCACAATTCCGATGTGCGCCCCGAACTCTATCTACACACTTCTTCCAACTCATCAGAGCTATATGAGATGGGTTATGATGAGCGTACCGATGCAGGGTTTATCAGGAGTGGTAGCGGAAATACCGTAATCAGCAAGACCATGAACACCAACCCTCGTGTGCTTGTGGGGAACTTGTTTAACCTCGTGGCTTTTGAAGAGTCGGGAGAAAATGATGTGTTAGAGAAAGGGTACAACGCCACCAAGCCTTGTTTTATGGTTGGTAACGAGATGGTGGGGCTACCTCTTGTCTTTGGCACAGGGGGCGATGTGTCGGCTTCGGCAAAGGACTTTCAGGCAATGTGGGCGGAAGCAGATAAGTATAAACTTGTAAGGTTTCGTATGCACGCAGATAGAATGGTGATAGGAATGTTTGTCGGCAGCCGTAATACGAAAGGCATTATTGAGGAGAATATTCCAAATATCATTAATGATGAAAGGTACAAGGGGCTTTCAAGAGAGCAGTTGCTTGGCGTTGAAGATGTAAAGTGCGCTATTGACACAAGGCTGCAAGTAAGGGAGGACTTGCGCAAATCCAACGACCCACAGAAACTCTTTGACGAGCTTAGGGACAACCCCCTTAATGACAACGAGGCGTTTCTGAAGTTTTCAGGAAACCCTTTTAACCCCGAGAAACTGTCTGTTCAGCATAATGTTAACATTATCAATAAGTCCGACTTTTACAAGCCATATATTTTAGATTGGAAGAGAAAAGACAGTGGAGAGCCTCTGATACCCCTTGAAATAGATATGTCTAAGGTCAGGGTTGCAGAAACAGAAGCCGAGATAAGAGAGTCTATCTATATATCTGTTTTCCCTAAGCGTGGGGTTAGAGACCTTTATGTAGCAGGGGGTGACAGCTATGATATAGACAAGTCTGTAACATCAAAGTCACTTGGCGGTATGGTGGTGCTGGCAAGGGATTCCTTTGCCCTCCCTGCCGAACACAGAATGTCGCCACACGCCATTATAAGACAACGCCCTTCAAGGAAGGAAATCTTTTGGGAGAACTGCCTCAAACTAAGTGTGCTTTATGACCTAAAGTCTGATGGGCGTAGTGGGAACTTTATGGTTGACGTGGCAAAGCCAGGCATCATAGATTATTTCAAGCGTATGGGCGGAAGGCAGTACCTCGCCATCAGACCGCAGAGTCTTGAAACAGAACACTCAGAGCAGGTGCATGAGTTCGGATGTAACCTTGTGCCAAGAGCAAGGAATACGATGATAAGCTATATGCAGTCGTATGTGGAGGATTATCACATGAATATTAAGTTCGACTTGTTAACAAGAGAGCTTATGGACTTTGACGTTAAGGCAAGAGATAGCGACAACGACTGCGCTGATGCACTCGGGCTTGCACTCATACGGCACTATGATATGGCTAAACTTCCACAGAGTGAAGAAGACCTGTCTGCTTACGACCCTTACCCTGTTGAGGTATTCGCCACAACACCTGATGGCGATGGAAGTAATAGATTAATCATTGCTAATAAAGTTGTTAACAATAAGTCGGTTATAACAAAAAATGGTATTGTTATAACAGACCCATTAACATTATATTTGCAGTAATTTTATTGATATTTTTGATGGATAGCGAATTTCCTAATGTACATGAGCCTCAAACGATGAAACATGCAATAGCTGTTATTGAATATGCTATTGCTAATTTCAGGAACGACTCAACACGTATAAAGAAAATCAATAAACTGAAAAAGTCTTATCTCGGAAAGTCCAATAAAGAAGAAAGAGATGCCATTGAGAATATTAAGGGGACAAGCAAGTCTAAGGTTCGTTATGTGGATTATAGGCTTACCAAGTCAAAGACCGACAGGCTTATAGGGGAGTTTATTGAACGACCTATTAACGGTACGGTATATGCAGTAAACTCTATAAGCATAAAAGAAAAGAAGGATATTGTTGACTTTAACACCGCTTACCGTGCTATGCAAGCACCTTTACAGAAACTTAGAGAGAACAGTATTTCAGATACATGGAGAGGGATGCCCCCTGTTGATGTTGACGAAAATGGCGTGATGAAAGATGAGGTGAGGCTTGCTAAAGAGATAATCATGCAAAGGATTATCAATGACTTTATTAAGAAGAAGGGGCTTAAAGACCAGCTTTATTACAACCGATTAGATTCAATATTAGGTAGTGAGTGCTTTGGCAAAGTGTTTATTGATACCGATGGCTTCGTTAAATACAGAAGCATAGACATAAGAAATGCTTTATTTGAAGAAACGGAAAATGACCCTTATTGTTTACGCAGCCCTTATATGGGTGAGTACAGGCGAATGTATATATCGGAGATAGTAAATGAGATTCCTGACTTCCCGAGCGACAAGATAAAAGAGCTAAAGGCGATAGAAGGGGCTATGCGTGAAAATACTTATGTGCTTAATTCTAATACCGATAATTTTGTACTTGACAAAAAGAAAAACTTGCTTATAGACGTTTTCTTTGTTGAATACAAGGCTTATGATAAGTGGTTTATCTCAAAAACCTCTAAGAATAAAAACGGAGAATATATATCCTCTGAATTGTCGGAAAGTTATTACAACCAAAACAAGGCAAAGGTAAACAGGGGCATAAATAAAGAAGGGTGGAAGATTGATATTAAAGAGAAAGAGGTAAAGTATAAGATTGCACGTGTAGGCAATGACATTTATTGCGGCTTCGAGAAGTGTAAAAACATCACAGGCTCTTTAGAAAACCCTTTTCAGACAGAGTATGATTATTCTATATTGCTGTTTGGCAGCGTAGATGGCGAAAGGGTGTCTATCTATCAAAGCATGGAAGACCTCAAAGTGCAGTACAACGTTGTTCGCATGATGATTAACAGGGAGTTGTTTAAGTTCAAAGGGATGCAGTTGACTTATGACAGGCTGATGCTCCCCAAGACAGGAAACAAGACTACCACCGTTGACGAGGTTATCATTAAGATGATTAATGACGGTATCATTGACTATTCAAGTGGCTCTGATGGTGGACTGTACCGCAGCCCTAATGCCGACAGGACGGGTATAGATGTAAAAGACTTGGGCTTTTCAAGGTCTATGCCTATGTTGTTGCAGATGGCATTGGATATTGAGCAGACCGTTGACAGGCTTATAGGGTCAAACTCCGAGAGAAGCGGTCTTATCCCTGCATCAAGTACGGTTACTAACTCCAACCAAAATCTTATAGCTTCACGCTCGGTGACAGCACCTTTTGATTATTTCTTTGACCGCTACGTTGAGAACGTACTTAATAAATACCTTTCGAGGTCTAAGATATGCTACGGCATACTCCATAGAGATATTGGAGAGAACATTGTAGGTATAGACTACTCTGCTTATTTTGCTGACAACGATATATCTGATGATGATTATGCTTTTTCAATAGGCGATTCACGTAAAGAAGAGGTGTTAAGGCAGATAATGAGAATGTATATCCCTCAGTCTATCAACGCAAGAACGCTCGATGCTGATGCAGCGATGGCGGCAGAGATGGCGGATTCATTAGCGGAGGCACGTCTTATATTACAGAAAAATAGTGATAAATTAAAAGATTTACAGATGCAAAGCCAGCAGTCCGCCTCTGAAATGGAAAGTCAGAAGGTACAGCAAGCGTTGGCGATGCAGAAAGAACTTGGCGATATGAAAGCCCGTAATGATGCGGACTTACTCATTCTTGGCTCTCAGTTACAGCGTGGCGAAGATGCGCAGAAGGCAAGAGAGCAGTTTATCTTGAACGAACAAAACAACATGGCTCAAATGCAGATGCAGGAAGGGCAACAAGCATAATTTAATATTTTTGAACAAATGGACGAATTAGAAAAAAAAGAACAAGAGGACACATCAATTGAAGTTGATGCTCCCAAAAATGCTGATACCCCTGAAAATAATGAAGGCGATAAGCAGCAAGTAAAAGACAATGAATCTGATGCCGAAGGCGACAGCACAAGTGATGATGCTCAGAAAGAATCTTCTAAAGACGAAGGTGAAGCCGAAAGCGCAGAGGAGTTAAATATAGACGATGTAGATACTCCAGCCCCTGTACAAAAAGAGGAAGAAGTAAAGACGTTTTCATGGAAAAACGCAACCAAAGACCTTGACTTGGGTATTGAGTTAGAAAATGACGACATCACATCTTTTAAGAGAGGTCTTAGTGAGCTAAGAAACAAAGACAAGTCTGAGGCTTGGGACGAGGGCAGACGTTCTGTGATGGAAGGGCTTACCCCCGACCAACAGATACTCATAAACGCTTTCGACCAAGATGGAGGGGCTACAATAGACGAGATTGCAAACATAGGGGCGAAATGGGATAGGTTTATCAACCTTGACGATTCAGAACTGTATCGTCAGTCGTTGCTTTCGCAAGGTATCAGCAAAGATATTGTCGAAGAAATGGTGGCGTATGCCGAAGAAGATGGGCGTGTACGCTTTGAGGCGGCACAGTTGCGCTCTACGTTGAACGCAAATAAAGAACAAGCAAAACAGCAATATATCACCGACAAAGCCAATATGAGCATAGCTCATAAGAAGGCTATACAGGAGAAAGATGCTGCTGATATGAAAAAAGTTTCCGACATCCTTGAAGGGGTGACTGAATATAATGGAGTAAAAATTAGCGGTGACGCTAAAAAGAAGCTGGTTGAAAGATGGAATAGTGGGTTTTATCGTGAGAGATTTGCCAACGATTTTGATTTCACCGCAAAAGCAATTCTTCATGCCGAATTTGGTAAGCGGTTTGTTGAAGGCTCGATTGTGAATATAAAGAAAGAGGTTGAAAGAGAAACAAAAAGCAAACTCAAAGAAAAACTTCACAATCTAAGTGATACTTCTGGCAATAAAGGGGGTAGGGTAAGTGGCAACAACAACGATGATTTCTCTGAATGGGAAGGGCTACTGCGAGGTGGCGAACCTGTGAAGATAGTCAGAGGAAGTTGACGTGTACGTGGCAAGGGCGAACAATGTAATTAATTATTGTAAACCTTTAAAATGTAAAATTTATTATGGCTCAAATACAAATATCAAGAGGGGGCTTTGATGGAACATGTACTACATCAAGCAGCCTGTCGGCAAACTATATGACTAAAGAAGTTTGTCGTGAAATTATCGAAATGACAGAAGGGAGAAGTTTAACTACCCTTATCACAAGTTCGATTACCGATGGAAGACAAGTTCCTTCCATGAAACCGAAAATTAAAATTGTTGATGAAACAAAATCTGTCGGGGCAAATGCTTATCGTTTCCGCAAGATGGGACGTATTCAGATGGCTTCGGAGATTATTGCACAGGTGGGAACTACGGCAAGCGATGGCTCTTTTGCCTTACAGATGAATGACGACTATCTTTATGAGGGAAATGTCGTTACCTTCTACGCTCCTTATTTCCAAGCACGTGCTATGAGCAACCCTACGGGAGTTCCCGGAAACTTTGTGGTTCAGTTTCAGTCACAAGATGGTTCTCTGTTCGATTGGAACACACACGTAGCACCACAGGCAGGTACTAAGACTTGCTTTGGCGGGTACACATCATACGAGGAGCGTTCTTTGCGTGGCTACTCTCGTTCACACTACCCTGATGAGTACATTCAGCACATGAATATTCAACGTAAGACAGTTGCTTTCAGTGGCGATGCCCTTACTACTGTGTTGAAGTATGTCCCTAACGGAAAGAAAGGTGATGCTTATTGGGATTATGTGGCTACAAGCCAAGCACGTGCGCAGTTTAACTTAGAGGATGACTTTCAGAAAATGTATGGTCGCTCTAACATGATTGACGCTAACGGCAACTTACGCCCTGCGCCATTTCAGAAATCACGCTCCACAGGAGAGGATATTATGACAGGTATGGGTCTTGACCAACAGATTGAAGGGGAGAATGACTCTTTCGCAAGCGGTGCTGATGGTCGTGCTACCATTAATGACCACATGGATATGATGACTACGCTTTCTAAGCGCAGCAACAAAATCATGGGTGGTCATTGGTATGTTACCTGCGGCACAGATGGCTATGTTGACGCACAGCAAGAGTTGCGTGACTTTTGGCGTAATAGTCTTGGCGGACAGTCTAACGCTAACGCTTCCGATGTGGAAATAGAGGTAGGTCATAACTTCAACACTTTCAACTTTGCAGGTCAGAAGATAACCTTTATCTTAGACCCACAGAAGGATGATGACAAGAAGTTCCCTGCACGTACCACCGATGGTCGCCTGGCTTCTTCTCGCACTTACCACTACTTTGATGCTTCTGTTATAGATGCAGGGGGTATGAGCAACATCGAAATCCTGAAAAAGAACGCCAATGGCGTTGACCGCTCCTTTGTGAGCATCACACTTAATGGCATTACAGGTAGCGGTGCTACTCCTGTTGACGAGGTAGATGCTTTGAGAATGGCTATGCTTAAACAAGAGATGATTGTATGTTACTCTACACAGAGTAGCGGACGTATCTTGCCGTTCTAAGTAAGTTTATAATAGAGGGGTTGGTTGAACTCCGCCCCTCTATACTTTAGTAGTAATATTTTGAACAATTTAATACTTAAAAAAATGAGTGAAATTAATGATTTTGGCAGTGCTACGATAAGACTGCCTAATTGGGATGCCGAGATAAAGGCGTTACAGGAACGTATGCAAGGGTATAACGAGGTAGAACTTGTTATGATTAATGATGGCAATTACAGCAAGATGAAGAACGGTGGTTCTTCTTTTGTCAGTTTTACCGACCCAACCACAGGGCTTACTTGGGGCGTTCCACTTCAAGGGGGGTATGATAGCAATACAAAGACGTATAAGTTCAGGCGTATCATCTTTGGTAAAAATCGTGTTTACAGACTTAACAATCGTGCCGAAGCGATGGAGTTTCTTTGTGTTATCAAATCTCCGCTTGTAGAGGGTTCTCCTTTGGCGAAGTACGCATCACATGTGCGCCCTTTGTTTAAGGTTAAAGATGCAGTCCTTGAAGCTGTGAAACAGATAAGAAAGGCAGAGATAGAACTGATGACGAAAAACTGGATTATGGCTCTTAGCGATTCTGAGATTAAGGATTTTGGATTGGTGTTCAACATTAACCCTGACAAAAATCCTGTTGTCGTAGTTAAGGGTATATTGCTTGAGAAAGCCGTTAAAGACCCTGAGCGTATGCGTGAAATCATACAGAACAGAAGCAAGACGCAGATAACAATAGTTATAAGAAGAGCTATGTCTGTTGGCGTTATCGTGAATGATGCTATTTCAGGTTATGTGTATAACGACACTGTTGTTTTAGGACAGAATGAAGAAGAGGCTATCAGTAAGTTGGCGCAAGATGTTGACTTGTTGCAAAACATCAACAAGGATAGTCTTGTCAAGACAGGAAGGGTAGAAGTTCCTTTACTGCCGGAGGTAGAGTTGGGTATCATGCCTACATTCACTACTACGGTGAAAAAGTCTCCAAGTCCTGTTGCGGAAAAGGTGTTTGCTGAAGATGCTGAGGCGGTTTCAGAAAAAGAGGCTACTCCAATAGAGTTCGATATGATGCCTACCCCTATCACTGAGGAGGAAATTTTTAATTCCGACAAGATTCAGTCTGCTGTGGTCGCAAAAAAAAGCGGTAAAAAAAGTTGATAACTTCTTGTTAAACAGCAAAGCCTCCTTTGGAATATAGGGAGGCTTTATTATTTTTGTTGCATGAACGCTTGGATAATGCTTAATAGGGTTAAGAATCATCTTAACCGAACAAGGTCTCCACGACAGAGCGAGGAGCGTATATCGTGGGCTTTAACGACAGCCATGTGGCGTTATATCAACGACAGGGTTGACAATATTAAAAAGTCCGTAAGAGAGAAAACATATTCTTTTGAGATGGTGCAGCGTGTAAAAGACGAGTTGCAGTCTCTTGTGCTTAAAGGCTCTGTACCTATTGACCCTGATGGCAAAATCCTACTGCCTCCTTCGTACTACTATGAAGTGGGGTTGAGGGTTCAGATTAACGGTGTATGGCGCAACAGCACCCCTACGGACGTAGGTGAATGGACTAACAGTGAACGCAACGTCTATCAAAGACCTACCATAGAACACCCAAGACATATTATTTATCAGGGTGAGGTAGAGGTAAAGTGGGGCGGTGAGTTGATTACTCTTGGCTCACTAACTGAGTTTTGGTATTTATTTGCACCCCCTGATATATACGTCAGTGAAATATCACTCACCAATGCCGACACCCTTTTAGTGGGTAAGATGTATGCTGTTGATAGCGGAAGCGTTGTATATGGAGGAACAACGTATGTAGAGGGAGATTCCTTTCAGACAGGGGCGTTAACATCTTTCACAGGAACAGGAACGGTACGTCTTGTAGTAAACTGCTTATTGCCGTTTCAGGCACATGAGGAGATAGTGTTGTGGGCATCAGAGTTATTGGCTGAAACTGTTGAAAACTTTAACAGACAGCAAATGAAAATGATGGAAAGAAAAGAAGTGTAATAGTATATTTGTAAGATAAATAACAATTAAAATCATATAACAATGGGAAATTTAGCAACCAATGATGTTGAGAAGGTTACGCAAAGCGTCCTCTTAAACCTTCCTGTTGCCGGTGATATAGCCACAGCTAACGGTTATCACCGCATCAAGGGATTACGTCCAATTCGACAAGGTTCAATCTTGTCTATTTCAAAACAAACTCCGGTGGTGGAGGTGCAAGGTTACAAGACAGTAGCTATGCCGACTACTCCACTGGCATCTACCAAGTATGGTATCTCTTTCGGCTATCCTGATTCAGAGAGCGGAAGTGTAGGCAACAGCGTTACGAATATCGCTATCACCACACCTTCTGTGTTGACAGGAACAGCGTTGACAGACAGACAGAACATTGCTGCTGCTCTCGCTTCACGCATCAACCGCAAATATGGCTATGCCGTATATGCAGGTCTTGCTTGTACAATTACGCATGGCGCAACATCCCCTGCTGGTGGTTTTGCTCTGTACTCTAAGATTACAGGTGGAACATCAGGGGCTATCGGGTATGTTGTTGCTACAACAGCTACGACAGCGACTGTGGTATTTGTTAACGGCATTATTTCAGCAGGTACTGAGGCTCTTTCCGGCACTGCTGCTTCTGATGGTGTTTCTGCCGCTACCGCTACTCTTGCAACTACTACCTTTACAGGCAACTTAGGGCTTCTTGATGTTGCCGGATACTGTTCAGCAGACCACAAGCGTCAAAGAGTGTTTGTGCCGTTTGTAGGTGCAGGTGCAGGTATCCCTGCAAGTGCCGTAACTGTTGTTATCGCAGGTGTTAAGGGTGTGCTTCAAGGAACACGTATGCTTGATGATGTTCATATAGCAGACAGATTCACCGACAACCTTGTTTCAGGGCTGTATGGCTTTGCTGCCTTTGGTGAAGTTCCTGTTGCGGGTTCGCAGTATTATCTGTATAAGATAACTGTTGCGGAAGATGCTTCTATGGGCGGTAACTCAAGTGTAGTTCCTGAGTCGAGAATAGCATTTTATGTGTATGCACGTACTGCTCAGGCAGGAACAGCAGCATTTGACTCTGCTATTCTTGCGCTGACATAATATTGATTGAATGTGGTTTAGTTTATGTGTTTAAAGGGTGGTACTGCCGTACCGCCCTTATTTCACATCTAAAAACAAAAAAGGAGTATGGAAACAATAGAAATGCTTAAAAAAATATTAGATGGTCTTGGGATAGAATGGGCGGTAGTGCTGCTGTATATCTGTTCAGGGCTTATAGTAAAGTCCTTCTTTCAGGGCAAGATAACAATCCCTTTCACGAAGAGAAACATCACCGATGCGTGGCGTGTATTAATCTTAGGAAGTATTGTCGTTGCGGTGTATGTGCTTATAGAGTACAGATACCCAAACGAGTTTACAAGAATGACTTTAAAGAAGTTGTTTGTCAGCTATATCTTTACAACAAGTTTTTATGAGTTAGTGCTTAAAGACACTGTTGCAGCGTGGATAGTTGGCTTATTTAAAAAGATTAAGGTAAAAAAGAACAATGACGATAAACCGGTAGAGTAAACTTTCAGGATTTGGCTACGTTAAGGCGATATACGAGTGATATACTTTCTATCCTTTCGAGGTTCAAATACAACAGGGATTCGAGGATAAGCGAACTTTTTGTTGCTAATCTTATAGGTGATTACCGTTCAAAGGAGATACGTGATAGCGCATCTCGCAATAATAATGAAACAGACTTCTCTTCATGGCAGACACTTGGCGTAGTCAAGGCTACGCAGGTGTCGTCAGTTGACGACCCTACTCTTATGGGGTCATGTAAGAACATGGGAAAGATAACCGTTCCAACGCCAATATATCTTCCCGGAAACTGCGGTGTGCAGTTGTTTACCCCATCGGGAGAAGGACAGTACCATGAAGTGTCAATGTCACAGTTTATGGCAATGCCTAAAGACTACCTTCATAGCCCGTTTCGTTATTTCTATCGTGTAGGTAACAGTGTTTATTTCTCTTACGACAAGTATGTAAAGCCTTTTATCTTACTCGACAACCCTATGGATGGCTATGTTTTCAATACAGGGGATATTGCATCGGGGGATTTGATTTATAACACAGATTATACCGTTGCGGAGTCGTATGTAGTTGAAAGCGGCACTATCGTCCATGATGGCACAACTTATAGTGCAGGGAATGTGTTTGTAGCTACACGACCAGACTATACAGGTACAGGGGTGGTGAAGTTATCTTCACAAAAGCGAAGATTCGGATGGGATGATGAGTACCCTATGAGTTCGGTTATGTGGGAGGTTATAAAGGCTAAGATATTCTCTATTGACTTTCGCTTTGAGGCTACATCTCCAAGTGATGATAACAACAACTCACAAGATGAAGCCAAAGCAAACTAATACAAAAAATACTATTGGGATATATGGGCTTTGCTGTGATGCTGTAAGGAAAAAGTCTTTATCGGGCATCTCTGTAAAAACGTGTATGTCTGTTATAGAGGCGTATATAAGGATAGTCACCGACTATTTATTAGATGGCGGAGAGGTGTCTGCGCCAGGAGATAAAGTAGTGTTGTGTATAGAGAAGCGTGGCATCTTAGACCATGATACGGTAGGGTTTCTTTCATTAAACAAGGTGGATATTATGAATGTTTATTGTATTCGTAGTAAAAGTGATTTTATGAAAAGGGACAATTACAAGTTTCGTTCAGACAGCAAATTAAGGAAGAGGCTAAGGGCTAAAATAGATAGTGGTTACAGGGGGTACAGGCATGAGTGATAACAGCATAGCTATTGGAATAAACAGATTTGTGTCTATACACAATGCTGTTCAGAACGCCATTGACGATTTAGGTGTTTCGGGAGAATACAGGCGTATATTTATCAGATGGGCGATAGAGGCTGATATGCGTATTGGCGGCATCAGGGCATTAGAAGAAAAAAGCTGCTGCATTACCGTTTGTGGGTGTAGTGCTGAGTTGCCGATGGATGCTGTGGCAATATCTAATAAAGGCATTGTGTTGGGTTCTTGCGATGGAGAGTGTGATACACGTACTTTGTTTAACGACTATTGGATAAATCGAGAGGTGCAAGTCGGGGGTTTCTGCTTTTATGATTTCAACGGTAAAACTTATTCGTTTTTTGACAGATATAGAATATTAGATAATAAGATTTCCTTCTTTGATGACAGGCTCGATGGAAAAATGATAACGGTGTACTATGTAGGGTATAAGACAGACTGTGATGGCTTCCCTATGGTAAAGACCAATCATATCGAGGCGTTGACAGAATGGATAATATATAAATATTATAGACGCACTAAGACATCTGCAACAGAGAAGCGTATAGTGTCAGGAGATGTTACGGAGCAGCGTCAGGTGGCATTGTTTGCTATATTAGCAGCAAGGGCAGAAGATGGTGAGCCAACGCAAGATGAGCGGGATAACATTATTTCTGCCGTTAACAGTCCATTTACAGGTACGTCCGATTTTATTAACTTATACGCTACCGAAACATGGGTATAAATGGCAGAAGCGGACATTATCTCAAACAACAATTTTAGTGGTGGGTTACAGACAGGGATAGTGCCGGAGGTGTCATCAGGGAATACTGCCTATGACATCTATGGTATGCGTATTGTCAGTAACGGCAGCAACTCTTATGCCCTTGAAAACATCAAAGGCACAAAATTTTCTTTTACCCTAAACCCCAACTACCAGCCCATAGGATTCAGGACAAATGGAAATAAACTATTTATCTTTTCGCATAACAATATTCTTGGACGTGCCAACGGTGAGATAGGGTATGCTGTATTAGATTATGTGACAAGGACAGGGGCTTACTTCCCTTTATATAACCATGAAGGGTTGAATTTTGACCGTCAGCACCCTGTTGAGTGTCGTGTTGTTAAAGAAAACAGTAAGACAGAGAGGTTGTACTTTTGGGATAATAAACTACCACCAAGAGTATTAAATGCAGAACAGGATACTTTTACCAAACACATACCTAACGGAACGCTGGTGGCAGGGGTTAAGTATATGGTTATTCAAGGGGCGATAACCTATGAAGGTGTTGATTATGGCGTTAACGAGTTGCAGGGAACGGTATTTACAGCTACCGTTACAGGTACTACCGCTTATGCAGACAAGAACGTCATAGGCTTCCCTGCTGTGGTGATAGTCTATTATGATATAAACCAGATAAACTTTCAGCCCGACTTTCCTATCGGGGATGTCTGTCAGGAGCAGATTATTTCAGGGTCTTTGAACAATGGCATGTATAGCGTTTTCTTCCAGTTGGAAAATGCCGAAGGCAAGAGGACACCGTTCTCTATGCCTACAAGGGCTATACATATAGAGAGAGCCAACCCCGACCCTTCCGTGCAGGGGTGGCTTGACTATGGAGGTGATGGCGGTGAGTATGCACCACAGAGGACAGACCTCTCTACGCCAAAGGGTGTCCGTTGGCGTATTAGCGGAATAGACACTAACTACTCTATCATCAGGGTGGGCTACATAAAGTTTAGCGCAAATGCTGTACATGGCAACCCTATAATATTTGCAGAGCAGAATATTTCAGGAGAAACCATGCTTATAGACATGATAAGCAACGATGGGCTTGAAGAGCTTATCATTGACGATGTAGCCTTGCAGCCTTTGATATTCATTAAAAACAAAGCAGGGGAGGTGGTTAACAATATCTTGTTCTTGGGCAACGTAACCACCAATGACGATATTAACGTCCCTAACAAGATAACAGGGGCGTTATTTACCCCTTTGATACGATTGGAGGCTGCTGACTTACAAAATTTACGTGCGGCATTTCCAAGACCCGACTATGGAAATCAAGTTTATGGCAACGAAGAAGTATCTACCGGCATTGGAGGAACGTCAAATGGCAGCTATGGCACACTTGTTCCGTTTGTGTATTACGAAGTGGTCACTGCCACACCTACCCCTCCAATAGGGGTGTATGTTACCTATAATGGAGTGGACTACGCCCCCAACAGTCCTAATGGGGACTTGTTTCAATGTACTACTGCTGTAACAAGCGTGACATGGACAACGGTGTCGGGGTATTATGTAGGCATACGCCCTGTGATTGTAATAAAGCAATATAACGGCAAGATTAAGAGAATACCTTACGATGGGCAGTATCATGATTATAAAGACCCTGCTCATTCTATGTACTATTCAGGATATTGGAGAGGGAATGAGGTGTATAGATTTGGGCTGCTTTTGCATGGCAAGAAAGGACAGGCTTACTATGTAAGGCATTTAGGAGATTGGACAACCCCTAAGATTAGCGACCCCTCTTATGGAACGACAATGGCGTTTAGTTCAGGGACGATATTAAGGCACATGGGGCTTACCATTGACAATATAGACTTTAATCAGATAGCTAACAGCATGGGCATATCGTTATCAGACCTGCCAAGCTATTTTAACGGCTTTTCTATCGTCAGATGTCGCAGGGATGCAAGGATAATAGCTCAAGGATATGGGCAGCCTATCATTTCTGATAGTGGCGACAGGCTTGATATTCTTCCTGGCACTACACCAAGCGGATATTCTGCGTCAGGGACTACAAGTGGAGATATGATAATCCCTGATGGCTGTATGTTTTACAGCCCCGACATCAACTTACAGTGGGGTTTTGCTGATTTAGAGATACGAAGTGGTGACAAGTTTGAATATGCAGGGTTGTATATGGACTTTGCCGCCCCTGACTACATTACCCATGATGGGACAAACTACTGTATGCGTGTGTCGCAGAGGCTATATGGGTCGGGCAGCAACATAGACTATTACACTATCTTAAATAACCCTATTGCGCAAGGTGCATCACCGAAGGTTATGCCTTTTTGGGAAGACGAGGTAAATGCTGCTACCTCTAAAGACTTAGATGTGGGGTTTACGGACTTTGACGCACCTGACCCTTATGCAGGAAGGACTTTTCACCGAGAGATACAATACAACAGCACCTTTAGCGGCAAAAACCCATTGTCGTATAGTGCAAGAGGGCGGTTGCTGTTTACAAAGAATAAACATGGCCATGACCCCTTGCTTGGTGACGGAAATTGCCGGTTTGCCTTTGCCATAACGGACAATGATGTTGGTGATTCAGCCACAAGGATTCA